GGGCGCTGTGCAAACAGTCTCCATTCTTAATCAGGATGGAGTGTGGGGTTTATCCCCACAAGACCAGATAGGCTTTCCGGCCTTGCAGATAGGAGGGTACGTATGGAACATCGGCAACGGTTGATTCCGTATGCCGAAGCCTTTGTCGGGAAACTAGTGCAAGAATTGACTAGTTTCGAGACCGTACCCAACACGTATATACGTGATGTTACATATTCACCTAACGGTGATGTGCAATACTACCTGCAGGGGTATCAGATTACTGATACAGAAAGTCATCCCGAGTGGCACAACCTTATTAAAGGTCGTTTCACTAAGGATTTGGGTGGTCCATTCTTCTCTCAGAAGTGGGAGTCCAAGGTTCATTCCTTGGGCTCTGCCTCTATGAGTTGGATAGAGGGCCAGGATCCTTCCTGGCCCGACGGTCGTCGAAAGATAACGATCACTTATAGTGGTCCTATTCTTCCGATGAACCCTGGGCTTATGGAGTGGCCTTCCGTTATTCGTTCAAGCGATGATTCGCTTGACGAGTACGGGACTCACGCCATTGCTCAGTGTAGTCCCTCCAAACCTTCCGTCGATCTAGCTACTGCTCTCGGTGAGTTCTTCAAGGACGGCATCCCCAAGATAATTGGGGGCACGCTTACAGAATGGCGTGCGCTGTCCACCTCTGACCGCCGTAAGGCGATCGGAGATGAATATCTCAACGTAGAGTTTGGCTGGAAGCCCCTTATGAATGACCTACGCGATTTTTGTCGCAATGTAGGTCGAACCGGCTCTAATTTTGAAAATTATGAGTCGAATTCTCGTAAGGTGGTTAGACGGCGGTATAACTTCCCGGAGGAGAAGAAGACTAGCGTTACGCTAGTTAGAGAGGGTACCAGTCCTTGGTACTCTCCTAGCATCTCGTCTTTTGACGAGCCGCCTTCTTCACCCAGAGGACAGGTGTGGCGTACCGATGAGGTTACGACACGACGGTGGTTTTCCGGTGCGTTTACTTATTTCGTTCCTCCACCTAATACAGGTGTCAGGAACGAGATTGCGCGTGGATTTCAATACGCGCGTAAAACGCTCGGACTCTCACTGACTCCAGATACTATCTGGAACCTGGCTCCTTGGAGCTGGGCCGTTGATTGGTTTGGCAGTACAGGCGACGTTTTGTCGAACTGGACTGACTGGGCAATCGATGGTCAGGTGCTGTTGTATGGGTATATCATGGAACATAAGATCCATAAGCGTACCTATACATACTTGGGTCCCACCGGTTTGGTGGGAATTCCTCGTCCGGCCGATGTTATCTACGTCGTTGAGACGAAGGTTCGTCGACCGGCAACACCGTATGGTTTTGGCTTTCGATGGGAGGACATGTCCAACCGTCAGAAGGCCATCATCGCTGCTCTCGGCATAAGTCGAGGGAAGTGATGAACCCGTTCATCAGCGTCTCGAAAGACGCCAATTGGGGGTCTATCCGGGCCCCTAGGAGTGATGCTTGTGTCCTTCTCTGATCCGCTTTCCATCGTCATCTCCGGTGTGACGATCCCTCTCCCCCGTACCGGCGACGTGCCGGATGGGGACGGGAGCGTTTACCGGAGTAGCGATTCCAACACGATCCTTACGGCTAGCCACACTGTGGCTAAGTCGAATCGGACGCGTCGGATGTTGCGGCTCGACACTTCGAAGATCTCAGCCGACCCTTACAAGCCGACTGAGAACGTACGAGTGACCACAGCAGTTTACGTGGTCTTCGACGTTCCCCTTGCCGGCTATTCGCCGGCGGAGGTGCTCGCGAACTTCAAGGGTTTCACAACCCTGATGGCCGCGTCTTCGGACCTGATGACGGTCAAGCTGCTCGGAGGCGAGTCCTAACGGACTCTCCTCTTTGCATTCTTGATCGTCGTAGTCAGTGTCTCCAGAAAGGCGTGGTGCTGAGCCTGATCCCTCTCGGGATCACTTTCAAGTGCCACGTTCCGCCCCCTCCCGTCGTGAGACGATGGGTGGCAGGAGACGCAATGACCTTGATCCGCGCGTAACCTTCACAAAGAAGTTTCTTGTGATTGTCGTTGCGGTAGTCAATGCGATCTATCTGGTGAGTGAGCTCTTTCTTAAGGCTATTAATGCCTGCTGATTGAGCTGAGAAGTGCTGGCCAAAAGCCAGCTTGAGACACAAGCTATGGATCGGCAGCCCCCTATCAAAGGAGGTCACCGTGAAAAGCCTGATGTCACTCTGGTCTATCACCGCACATGAAATGTCGGTGAGATGTTGCACTAGCGCCACGCGCGACATAAACACTGTCACGCGTCGGGTTGAACACGAGGGGTTCTCGTTTTTAGCGATTACCCTGGCGGACCTTGGAAAAGTCACCCAAAAGTGGCTCGACCAAGGTTTCGTCGTCTCATCCGATTGTCCGGCGTTTAAACGCGCCGGACCTCGGAGTAGGCTCCCTGCATTTCTGCACGGTTTCTACAGACGTGTGTTCGACCCTTGTAGCGGTGTGCTACTGGATCACCCAGATGTGGAAGCAATCTATGCTCTACGTCAGCTTTTGCTGATGTTCAGCAAGATCGCCCTCCCGTCGACCTCCCTAACGGGTGGATCGAAGCAGGTTGTAACGCCTGCACGCGAGAGGCGAGCCATGTCTGAGTATGTTCAGTGTGAGCAGGATGTTAAGTTCTCTGACTCCATTTTGGATCCCCTCTATCTTGAGGATTTCAAACGTGTGTCAGGGGTGCTTTTCGGTGAGCTTTTTGATTGGATGGAGGAAACTCTATCCTTTCAGAAGCTCGTACCGAAGCACGGTCCGGGCGCTGTTGCGGATCGGTTTACCAGTAATGGTAAATACCGAAGCCGCACCTGGACCACCAGACTTCAGTCTTGTTTCAAGGCTGAAGACTACCTAGTGCCCAACGGTCACTTCAGCGGTACCGTTGGAACTTCACGCGTCTCCTTTTCGGAGTCCGCGACGATGCACTGTTATAGTGCACCGGTGACTAGGTTTAACATCCTCGAACCTGGTTCGGAGATGCCCGTTAGGGTTATCACCGTTCCTAAGACGCTCAAATCACCCCGGATTATTGCTGTTGAGCCAGCTTGCATGCAATTTATGCAGCAAGCCCTCTTCCAGCTTTTCCGCGATGGCATTAAGAGGTTTTACCCCCTCTCTGCCATGATCGGTATTGACGATCAGGAACCCAATCGGTTTCTAGCTCGCCAAGGATCCCTCAGCGGGGATCTCGCCACACTCGATTTGAGTGAGGCTTCCGATCGTGTTTCGAATCAGCATGTACTAGCCTTGTTTTCTAACTACCCCCTATTGCAGGAGGCGGTTCAGGCTACTAGGTCTAGAAAGGCTGAAGTGCCTGGCAATGGCGTTATTCGTCTTGCCAAGTTCGCGTCTATGGGTTCGGCTCTCTGCTTTCCCATGGAGTCACTGGTATTTATGACA